ATGAAGTATCGAGAAATGACCAAGAATTACATTTTTCGTGAATTGGAGTGCCAATTAACTAAGGAAGAGACAGCAGAGCTTTGTTTTAAAAGTGTGAGGACAGTCACGCGATGGGACGAGGGGCAGATAATCCCATCTGAGTGTAAAAGACTCATGAGAATGTCAAAAGGCAGAGAGCTTGGAGTTACTCAAGACTGGAACGGTTTCAAAGTTCATTACGATAAAATAGAGCTACCAACAGGCCAAATGGTAACAGCGCAACAAATTCTTCTAGGCATCGCCTTACTGGAAATACAATCTGAATTAGAGTTACAAACGTCAACGAAAATCGCAAAATTTGCTAGAGCAATAGCCAAACTGGCAAGATAAAACAAGGGCTACATAAGGTGTAGCCCTCACGAGTTCAGATTGATGAAAAAGTCGAGCTTTTGAAATTCATTTTATGCAGTTAAAGCATTTAAACGAATTGCAGATTTTACTTCTGCTATTTTTTCCAGTATTTTTTCTGCGCTTTTATTCCCGACTCCGTCCAGTTCCATTAATTGGTCTTTCGTAAGGTGCGTTACATCTTCTACTACCTTATAGCCTAAGCTTATTAGTGACTTCTCAACTCTGGAATTAATGCCAAGAATAGGTCTTAGATAACCTTCATCTCTGTAATGAAAATTTGCTAGGTCTTCAAATGAAAAGTCGACGTTAAACATCAAAATATCGATTATAGAGTCGTAATTGTTGTAATACGCTAATAGTTTGTCTTCGACGTACAGTAACTCAGGGTGGTCAGCCTTAAAGGTGTCAATGAGTTTTACCCGTTCAAAAATGCTAATATTTTCAGAATATATGTCCTTAATCGAACATACAAATGTAATATAGTCGTCACGATTAGACCCACTCGCATCAGATGCTCCGACATCGTTATCATCGTCTAAGGAATATTTTTGCTTAACCTTTGGCAACCAAATACCATGTTGCTGTTCTCTAAGGTAATCAGGAATTTGGGCTTCATTTGCCACATGCATTCCGTTTGCCCTCAGAATTTTACAAGGTGTTCTGATCTGAAACGTTGGCGAAAACTGTAAACCGTCTACAACATCCCCGAAGCCTGAAGAACTATATGAATTAGTAGTTTCGTTGGACTTAATTGTTAAATCTTGACTTTCGTTGTGAGCTTGAGAGCGGCTACTACCAAACAAACTTAAAATCTTTCTGAACATATCCTCTCCAATACGGGTGAGTATAATAATCACAAATCCCGTTTAATTATTGTTATAAGCTTTCCTTCAACGCAAAAACCGTATTCATTAACTCTTTCGTATCGACAACTTGAACGATATCAGAAATGTCGCCTAACTTGAGCGATATTGCACCAGAACCTGCTTCACGGCCTAAAACAATTCGATATTCACGTTGCCAGCTATAATCATTGAATTTGTTGAATACATCCAAGCTTTGGTGGTGTTGTTCACGACGAACATATTCCACTGAACCAGCTATCTTTTTGCTCGGATAAATTGAACCCAAATTCTCATCAGACTCGATAGCTTTGTGAAGTCTTGCCATGAATTGATGTAAACCTGCGCCTTGGATCAACACAGCCTTGCTACCAAACGACTCGAATTTTTCATTAAGCCTAAATGGTTTGCATAAATCATGATGAGTAATCATGGTCATGCAATAGACATTTATAGAGTCTGCTAATGGTTGAAATACATCTATCTTATCGACAGGCTCAACACGAGTACCATCTTTAACTAATGTCATTTTTACCGATTGCGAATCATAACTGGCAGTTAGACCTTCATAACGGTCGGCTCTTAAGTGTTCTTCGTCATCTTCACAGGTTCTAAAATACTCAAGTGTATTCATGAAGAGTAAACCTTCATTAAGAAAACTATCAACATACTCTGGCGCCATAAATTTTATAAAACACCCAATTTTCATATCTGATTTAGTCATGAATAACTCCTAGACTTCTAACAGTTCTTAGCCAGAATATTTTTATACAGAATCTTTATGCTTGGCATCTTTCACACAGCAATATTACTAAAAAATATCACGCAAAAATAGTCATCTACCATCGGCAATGGATAGCCTATTATACATGCGCTGAATTGCTTGAAATAAAGATCTAGCGCACTTCGTTTGCAACTAAAGACGGTTTACCAAGAGCTGATAGTTAGGTCGAATTTACCCCCGTGATACAACACGGGGGTCGAGCCGCCCACAGCGTCGCGCTCGCTGTTCAGCTCTCACGACTCTCGCGAAGCTGTGAGCGGACTATAGAAAGTGATTAGAATAGGTGGGTTGCTGTGGCAGAACTCCCCACTGATGCGGAAAGGCTCTGCAAGGGATGTTCTGGCAGGAAGGGGGGAGGTATTTCATATTTTCAGCTTGGGCAGTTAGAAACACTCGCCAGTTAATTTTCGAGAACCATTGACCATCATCAGGTGGCTCGGTGCATCGTTCGCGCTCCGCTCTCACTTATCCCTGCGGGGCGAGTATGTCATTTTTTGACAAACCACCGATAGCGGTTTGTCATTCATCACATACTGAAGATATCTACAGACTGCTGAACGTTCTCCACCTTAGCGCCTAGCAAGTCATCGCCCTCGGCTGCGATGACCATACCGCTTACCGTAGGTGGACAAGTCAGCATCCTTGTCACCGACTTACCTGATACCTGAATCAAACAGTCATCAATCAGCTCGAACCGATACCCGTATCGACCCAAGATATCCGACCGTATGTAAAAGGTCTCAACTCCTTTATCAATCCTAAAGACATAGTCCGAGTATTCACCAAACCCAGACGGATAAACCGTCCGGTTAACCGAAGTGAGGTAAACACCCGTAGAACCATTAAATACCGGAAAGGCATCAAAGAACGGATTCACATCATCAAAAAGACTTTCAGTAGAACCTTGAGCAGTAGCATCGCCAGAACCCAACCGAACAGAACTTTGCCCATCTTGGTTAGGAACAGTTTCAGATACTGGAGCGTTAGACGGAGTAGATAGAGTAGGCGAGTTGGTAGAGGCAGCTGGCGCAGCAACCGTTTCAACTTCACCCATATCAGAATCAGATAGTACATCAGTTAAGTCCCATAAGAATTTACCAACGGCCAGTAAGCCGATGAGGATTGAAAGAACAAACTTAGGCGATTTAAGAACGGAGATATCAGACTTGGTAGCGTTGAAACCACCCGTTCCGGTCGACTGGTAAAGAGCAAACACATCAACAGGGATTTTCTTATTGGTACTGCTCGCCATATCCGCTTTAGTGGTCGGTGCGGTCTTGGTTGATTTGGGTGGGTGATTGAAGATACGAGGCTTACGACTTCGAAAGAATGTATCGGTAGAACGGTGTGAATACGCTTCACCTGCACAACCTTTTAACCAAGTCGGTATGGCCGTGTAGTCTGGGGTGAGCATGACGATATCCCACTGATACTTTCGATGACGCATGAACGCACCGTAGAAATCAAACGGGTAGAGTAGACGGTTGTTTTCATCCAGCTGCGTACGTTCACAATCATCCACATCACCTACATCAAAAGAGTCAGGGTCAACAGGAAGCCAACGCGAATAGAAGAGTTCTGAAAAGCCTTTAGGTAAGTAATCAACAAAGTCGGAGAAAGGACGTTGAAGAAACTTCTCACGCTTAAACCCTGCTTCTGTACAGTACAAATCCTGACACTCATCAATCACAACAAAAGCGCCAATTGGCATCCAGTTGAACCAGTTTTGCCAGAGCATGACCCCCTCAGAAGATCGTGTGAAGATCCTAATTAATGTGGCTGACTCAGGAAACTTTTCACCCAAGATTTCCTCGATAGATTCCTTGGGTTTCAGTCCCTCGATGTTGGTAACGACCGTACGGCCATCACGCAAAGCAGGGAGAATTTCAAACCAAGTTACGTAAGCTGTTTTGTAAGCTCCGTTAGAGCCATGACGAAAAGATACAGCCATATCACCACCCCATAATTCTAAGAACAAATGCCGTAGCAAACGCATCAACTATGATACGAACCGCATCAACAATCCCCAGTTGATAACAAGCAAAGCGGAGGTCAGCAGGAAGTTTGTTAAAGGCCATGTTGAGAACGGTGTAAACCTCATATTCAGACAGGAGCAAAGAGGCAACGTTATAAGCCAATTCGAGCATCTGAATCTTTAGGTAGATATACAGCTTAATAGCCCAGAACCAAGCATAGGCAAAAGCTTCCAGAATAAGATCAGGGATAGAGGCGAAGAAATCATAAATACTGCCAAAGACAGTGACAATAAAGTCAAGAGCATCGTAGAAATATTCCATTATTAAACCTTTGAACGTCCAGACGAAAGCAGGATGAAGCCTGCAAACAAAGTAGCGATAAACAAGATCACCGTTCTAATCATGTCGGTGTTATTGACACCAAGAGAACTAAACAAGTTAAAACCTACATCCACATCCCAACGACTGAGATTGAAAGAAGTGCCGTCATAAGAACCATTAGAGAAAGACATTTGACCAAGCTTTAAAGGGGACTTTTTAAGTTTACGTTTTAGCTCATCTTCAAGTTCCTCAACCTCAGTTTGTAAGGCAGCAACCGAACCCGTTAAAGCAGTTCCAGAACCGTAGCCCTCACCATTGGCCGGACTGGTGAACGTACCGGACTTGCCCAGGGCTTCTTCGATAGCATCTTTGATATCACCCTTAGTCAGTCCATCACCATCAGAGTCACCACCACCGGAACCCGAACCGCTACCACCAGAACCTAAGCCACTACCACCAGAACCAGAGCCGCTACCACCAGAACCAGAGCCGCTACCACCGGAACCAGAGCCGCCACCACCGGAACCAGAGCCGCTACCATCAGAACCAGAACCACTACCATCGGAACCAGAACCACTACCATCGGAACCAGAACCACTACCATCGGAACCAGAACCACTACCATCAGAGCCAGAACCACCACCACCAGAGCCTGAGCCATCACCACCAGAGCCTGAGCCATCACCACCAGAGCCTGAGCCATCACCACCAGAGCCAGAACCGTCACCACCAGAGCCTGAGCCATCACCACCAGAGCCAGAACCGTCACCACCAGAGCCAGAACCGTCACCACCAGAGCCTGAGCCATCACCACCAGAGCCTGAGCCATCACCACCAGAACCCGTACTACCTCCAGAACCCTCCGAGCCAGTACAAGATTTACCAGTGTAGTTATATAAACCAAAAGGGCGAGGGTCGTTGTCTGTTCCGTTTTGTACCCAAGCAGCAGTGCTAGAAAGTTCAGCTCGACAGCTATTTTGGCAAACAGCAGAAACCTTGGCTGTACCGATAGGGAAGATCATAAAGCCTAAACGTTCACCTTCCATTTCCTTACAGGGATTTTCACACTTGCCAGTTTCTTCATTGAGCTTTGTCCCTTTAGGGCATGAAGTAACTTTACATGCGAAGAACACCCCCGATTCAGAACCACTGTTATAGGTAAGCCCAAAGTGGGAACACGTTTTATATGAAGAGTAGGTAATGGACTTGATCTTCTTACCATTGCGTTCTGAGCCTACGCACGCATTTTTTATAGCTCCAATAGTTCCAACCCAACCCGATGTAATACCACAAGCATCATAGTAAGAAGTTTTAACGTGATAAAAATTACTACCACTTGCGAATGACAGACCAGAAAAGAACAAGAGAAAGACAATGAGGAATCTATTCATGCGATTCACCAAAATATATAAGCAATAAAAAAGGGAGCCGAAGCTCCCCGTTAATCAACCTGATATCACTCCCGTGTAGACCCCATAAAGGAATGAGGCACACATTAAAGAACCGAGAACGATAGAGGTAATCATTACTTACGAAGCCAAGAAACAACCATTCCAAGACCAAAGCCAAGAGCAGCAATACCAATCACGCCGGATGTAGTTAAACCGACCATCGACTTACCAGAGGCAACCGCAGCATTGATAGCCGTCTCAGCGGCTGATGGGTCAGCCGCAAAAGCAGAACCAGAGGTAAGAGCCACAGCAGCCACAAGAGATTTATTGCTTACAATCTGACGAAGTTTAATCATAATTATTTTCCTTAAAGGGTTAACGAAAGTGTTTTAATACTCGGCCTAGGACATGGCCACCAACGAAAGTAACCAAGCTTTGACCAACGACAAATTCATAGAGAGATTTGTCAAACTCAATTAATGACCAATCAAATTGACCATTTACTAGTTGCGATAACTGCTCTTTGGATACCAAGACATACTCACAAACATCACCGGATGATTGCTGTAGGACACCATCAATAACAGTTACGCAAATCGACATAGCACCAACGACCTAGCTATTTTTCATAGATGTTTCGAAGTGCTTTTTGACATCTTCATCGACAGGGATGAGAGCCGTAACCAAGATATCAAGCGGGTCATCCGCGCTTGCACCAAGGTTCAATTCATATTCACGATTAGGGACAAACGCACGAGTTTGGATAAGTTTACGAGCGTAGTTCACATCAATTTTTAGAGGCTGTTTGTTGTATGGAATGTCAGTGGTGTAGCCAATTCCGGTCTGTTGGAACTTCTCCACATCAACTTCTTCAACACCACGAAGCACTGAAAGTTCAGCGACTTCCATATTAGATTTAGGGAAACGCTTGATAGAGATACCAGTTATTGTAGGCATATTGTTGACTCCAAAATTTCGATTTTCTTTTTCGTGTATTCGTCAGGCACTCCTAACGAGGTTTCAAAGTTGGCGCGTCTGTGATGAGTTGGAATGAGCATCCCGAACGCTTCACCCAAATCACCCTCAGTCATTGCCACGATTTCAGATAGCGCCTTACCACATTGACGACGAACCCAAGCGATACGAGCGAAGAACTCTAAACCTTCTTTCTTCTTGTTTAGCTCAAGTTTCATCGGTTCAGCTGGGTCGATACTGGCTGCGAAGTCACAGATGCCCGCGAACGCAGAAGCAGGAGAGGCAAGGAGTGACAAATCGCACTTCTTCAATTCCACTTCATTGCGGTACCAAATCACTTCAGGGTCAGTAATGTTTTGCTCAAACTTCTTGTTATAGACTCGCCAGTAAACCGTTGACGTGCGAGAGCCAACCAATACCGCTTCTTCTGATAACTCGCCAGATTGAGAAACGCGCTTATGAGGAACCATTGTGGGACCACGACCACGAGAAGCAGTGCGAAATGCTCCCTCATAAAAACATTTCTCAGCGTACTTACAGTCAAAGATTCCAGTGTAGTCATCCACGCACAAATCAAGACGGGCTAGGCGAGTGATACCCAAGAGCGACAACCACCAATGCACCTTTTTGTGTGGGATGAACTCAAACAGCTTCGAACAACCTGTGCCGTTGATTTGGACAAACACCGTGTTGTTGTTGCCACCGATACCGACCAAACCACATTCAACCGTTCCCGTTGAATCGTAAATCACCATCGAATCTTCATACCCGTGTAGACCACGGCCACGCATTGGAGACAAACGGAAGTTGAACACCTTAGCCATGAACTCATCGAACCTATGCGCTAAGACCTTGCTGCACTTGTTACGATGTAACTCCATAGATTTCTCTATGGCTTCTGGTGAGTTGACGCGGCCGTTAACGCTGACTTTTTTAAACTCAGGGAATTGCAAGTTAATAAAGTCTTGGTCGTTTGAGTTATCCAACAGACGTAACGCGCTGTAAGAAAACGAGAAAGCCAAGTGGTCAACTTGTACCGGACGAATTTCATCATGGTACTTATGAGGTTTCTTAGATGGCATGAAAAACCCCCTTAACCAAAAGCTCCTGATAGTTGTCGTCCGTAATCTCAACAACTTGGAAAGAAGTCATTCCGTAGTGCGTCATCAAGAATTGGTAAAACTCATAAGGCGTTTTGAAGAACTCATGACCCCAAGTGAAATAGGCGTTAATGCCATGATTGGGTTCATTGTCGAAGTAGATTGAATCCATGGTCTTAAGCCTCTGATGACTCAAGCTTGAGGTTTACTGCATCGATTAAACGACGAGTCATTTCACAGTCAGCTGTTGCGCGGTGAGCTGTTAAATCAGAAACATTGATGCTTTGTTGTAGGCAAGCATTGGATAAGGATTGCCATTTGTAATCATCGTGTTCATTCAATTCACCAAAGAACTCGGCATACCAATGCATGACACAGTGAGTCTTAAGACCAATGGTTTGGAGAAACGATCGGAAATCTTCAACTGATTCAGACGAAGCACCAGAGTATCGGAATGATTGGAACAAAAGGCGTAAGTCAAAAGACTCGTTGTAAATAAGCAAAGCATCGCAATCAGAAAGCAACGATTCGAGAGTTGATTTGATTTCAGAGAAAGTCGGGCGCCCAGCAACATCTAATGAAGTAATCCCGTGAATAGCGGAAGCATCTGAAGGAATTGGTTTCACTGGATCAACTAAAGAGTTGAACAAGACTTTTCCAGACTCAGCACAAATTAGAGAAACCTCGACAACTTCAGCAAATCTGTCTAGGCCAGTGGTTTCAGTATCTAAGATAACAGCGTTGTGAGTGTTGAGCTTTTTCAT